CGAGGTCAGCAAGACCGCCAAGCCGACGCGGCTAGAGAAGATAACCGCCCCGATGTAGATTTCGGCGGCGGTAATGTTTTTGTCGGCGGTGCTGGTTCTGGTGGTGAGAGTCAAGAGGACTACAATATCCGAACAGATCCTCGTAATTCAGAAAGATATCAAAATTATTTAAACGCCACAGGTCGTAATCTTTCCAATCCGTTTGGAGACACTAACGAGGGCGGGATTTTTTCTTCTATATTTAATAAAAAAGACATGTCTTTTTTTGATGTAAATAATCCTCTTCAAAAAGCACAGGCTCAACAAATACTTGACGCAGGTTTTCGCAGATACGAAAATTTTAACCGCCTGTCGGCAGCAGAACAACGCAGAGGTTTTGGAAGCTTGTTTGGAGACTCTGAAGGTGAGATGACCGCACAGGGCGAGGTTCGAGAGCAGGTCACTCCTATGTCTACTTCAGAAATGGCAGCTAGACTTGCGGGCACTGCTGCTGGTTTAGGTGCACCACTATCCATGATTCCTGGAGATAACATAGGTTATGCTCCGATGGGTTCTTCAGGCTACGACCCACAACTAGACCCACAGGTAAATCCAGATTTAAAAAGCGGCCCGTTTAGTTTGTTGACTGGTGGAGTCAATATTCCCGAAGCTTTTGGTAGAGCCAAAGATTTTATTACAAGTAAATTAAGCCCCGCCGAAGAATTGGCAGCACAAACACGAACTCAGGCACGAGGTCCTGAATTAAGTGAATTAAGTCAAACAGTGTCAGGTGGTCGATTTGAAAATGAATCGGCAATAAAAAGACCACTATCAACAACAATACCAACACAAAAGCAAGAATCTTTGACATTTGACGGGAGCATAGAAAACAGTCAGCAACAAGGCGGATTAAGAGATAACCCCAACCTTGTTGCCGACGCAAGTGACCTTCTTCCAAATGTTTTTGACATTATACAGCAAGGGGATGTCTTAAATTTAAATAATCTTCTTGAAGACGGGACTTTATACGAAACGGAGAGCGGGAATAAGTTACAATTTGGTGTAGAAGATGGCGGACCTAAGTTAACATATAAAATTCCATTCAGCTTAACAACATAAAAAGGGCAGAGATTGGGTTGGGATCGGCTAGTTAAAAATTTCTCTGCCCCTGTTTTTGTTACGATTAAACGTACATATTGGTTTTAAAAGTGGACATATACGAATTTATAAACAAATATCAAAAGGTCTTGAATAATCGCATACAAGACATTAGTGTCTCTATAACCAGCGGTAGTATAACAGATATTGAAGACTACCGCGCAAGAGTTGGTGAAATACAGGGTGTCACCTTCGCTCTTGATGAAATGAAGGCCCTGCTAGAAAAGGCGAAGTATATCAATGACGCTGATAGTACCTGACTATGTTCTTGCTCAACGACAGGCAAAAGAAAAAGCCGAGAAAGAAGCAAAGAAAAAAACCCTGACAGAAAGAATACCACAGCCTACCGGATGGCGATTACTTGTCATGCCGTACATGGGTCGTAATAAAACTGACTCTGGGGTATATGTTCCCGATCAAACAAGAGAGCGTGAGTCACGCGCAACCGTAGTTGCTTATGTGGTTAAGATAGGTCCTTTGGCTTATCAAGATCATGATAAGTTTGGCGGTGAAGCGTGGTGCAAAGAAGGTGATTGGGTGTGTATTGGACGCTACGCTGGTTCTCGATTCCAGATTGAGGGCGGCGAAGTGAGAATTATCAATGACGATGAAGTCATTGCAACCATCGTTGATCCTGACGATATCAAAACGTATGGAGCGGCATAATGTCCACCGACGCATTACAGCAAGAAGTTGAAGAAAAAGAAATTATTGTTGAGGAAGCCGAAGAGCAGGAGCAAGAGACGGAAGTAAAAGTTTCTGAAGAAACCTCTGAACAGCCGGAACAAGAACAGGATAAACAAGAAGCTTCAAACGAAGGAGAGCTTCAAGAGTATTCTAAGAATGTTCAGCAAAGAATTAGTAAACTAACAAAGAAGTATAGAGACGAAGAAGCTCAACGGTTAGCTGCTGTTGAATTTGCAGAAGCGGTAAAGAAACAGAATGATGAGCTTAAACAAAGATTGAGTTCCTTAGATCAATCTTACACAAGTGAGTTTGGCACACGAGTTGATTCTCAGATAGAAGCAGCAAAACAGGCATATCAGAAAGCGTATGATGATGGTGACTCTGAGGCCATGTTTGAGGCGCAAAAAAATCTAAGTAAACTTGCTTTGGACCAAGCTCAACTGGACCAAGCAAAGCGAAAACAAGAGCAAAAAGCACAACAACCAGCAGAAGAACCACAGGCTCAACAGCCACAGCAGGCTCAACAGCCACAAAAACCAGACCCAAAAGCCGAAGCATGGGCAGAAAAAAACGAGTGGTTTGGCTCTGATCAACCTATGACATACGCTGCTTTTGGACTACATAGGCAATTAATTGAGGATGAGGGGTTTGACCCGCAGTCCGATGAGTACTATACTGAACTTGACAATCGCATTAGAAAAGAGTTTCCACATAAGTTTGGTTCTCCTTCTCAAAACGATACAGGACCCAGAGTCGCTTCTGCTGAGTCCACGGCCTCACGGTCGAAGTCAACTAAGGGGCGCAGAACAGTCAAGCTGACTCCGTCGCAGATAGCGATTGCAAAGCGGTTGAATGTTCCGCTCGAAGAATACGCTAAGTATGTTAAGGAGTAAGAGAATGACTGATTCTACAAAAAGAGTTTCACGGGACTCGCAAACTCGTGCAAAGTCCACAAGGCGCAAGCCTTGGGCACCACCTTCTAAGTTAGAGGCTCCAGAGCCTCCGGAGGGATATGTTCATCGCTGGATTCGTACCTCTATTCGGGGGGAAGATGATAAAATGAATGTTTCTTCTAAGTTACGAGAAGGGTGGGAACCTGTTCGTGCTGACGAATATCCTGAGTTATCGGGTCGATACCCAACAATTGAGGATGGTCAACACGCAGGTGTAATAGGGGTTGGTGGCCTAATGTTGGCGCGAATCCCAGAAGAAACGGTAGAAGAACGAACTGAATATTTTCGGGAGCAGACCCGCACACAAATGGATGCCGTCGATCAAAACCTTATGAGGGAACAACACCCCTCAATGCCTATTCATAATGATAGGCAAAGTCGTGTATCATTTGGGGGCAAGGAAAAACCCTAGCCCTCTTGATTTAATAAGGAGTAAGCAATGGCAAATGCAAATGTTGCCTTCGGCCTAAAGCCGATTAATACTGCTGGTAGCACTCCTGCTACTTCCGGTACTAATGCATACTTCATTGACAGCGGCGCAAGCGCGATCTTTCAGGGTTCAATAGTTAAGTGCGACAATGGCGGTGAAATCGTCATTAGTTCTGCTACTGCGGACACCGAAGCTCCTCTTGGCGTTTTTGCTGGATGTGAGTATGTATCCTCAACTACAGGTAAAAGAGTGTTCTCAAACACATGGCCTGGATCAGGTGCAGACACAAACTTCGACATTGTTGGTTTTGTGTATGATAACCCGATGCAGCGTTTCATAATTGCAACGGATGCTACATTTACCGATAGAGCCACTGCTATAGCTGCTATTTTTGAAAATACGCGGTTAGATAGTGGCGCAAGTGGTAGCACAACCACAGGAATCTCCAGTGCAAAGATGGATGTTGCAACTCTTGATTCGTCAAACCTCTCTCTTCCTTTGAAGATTGTTGGTATTCAAGAGGATGTTGACAACGAAGACTTTGCTGCTGCTGGCATTTCTATGATTGTGATGCTTAATAATCACGCACTGCTTCAGGCTGATTCTGAAGCGGCAATTTCGTAGGGAGTGTAGGTAATGGCTATTTCTAGAGCACAACTCGCCAAAGAACTAGAGCCTGGTCTTAACGCTCTGTTCGGCATGGAATATGACCGCTACGAAGGGCAGCATGCGGAAATCTTTGACACCGAGTCATCAGACCGGGCGTTTGAAGAAGAGGTGATGTTGTCAGGATTCGGAGCGGCTCCTGTAAAAAGTGAAGGTTCAGGCGTGTCATTTGATGATGCGAATGAAGCATACACTGCTCGTTACAATCACGAGACAGTGGCTATGGCCTTCTCAATCACTGAAGAAGCTGTAGAAGACAATCTTTATGATCGTCTTGGTGCTCGTTACACTCGTGCACTAGCTCGTTCTATGGCGCACACCAAGCAGGTTAAGGCTGCATCTATCTTAAACAATGCTTTTAGTGCTGGCGCAAATGCTGGTGGTGACGGTGTTGCTTTGTGTGATGCATCACACCCGCTAACAAATGGTGGCACCTTTGCTAACGAACCTTCAACTGCTGCTGATTTGAATGAAACTTCTTTGGAAGACGCTCTGATCAACATCGCTGGTTTCGTTGACGAGCGTGGCTTAATCATTGCTCTTCGCGGCATGAAGTTAATTGTTCCACGTCAGCTTCAGTTTGTTGCAGAACGTCTGCTTGTTTCTAACCTTCGTGTTGGAACATCAGACAATGATGTAAACGCTCTGAAGTCAATGGGGATGCTTCCTAATGGTTATGTAGTTAATGACTACCTAACAGATACAGATGCATTCTTCTTGAAGACAGACGCACCAAATGGCTTTAAGCACTTTGAGCGTATGGCTTTGACAACTGCAATGGACCCAGACTTTGACACAGGTAACATGAGATACAAAGCTCGTGAGCGTTACAGCTTCGGCTTCTCAGATCCACGCTGTGTGTTTGGTTCTCCAGGCGCATAAAGTTGAAAACATCTTTTTCAAAGGGCGGGTATTCACTCGCCCTTTTTTATTGTATACTTAATTATCCTGACAACTCCATCGGGGGGTTGACACTAGCCAAGACAGGAGACGTACATGGCTAATACTACTTTTAACGGTCCCGTTCGTTCAGAAAACGGGTTCAAAACTATTATTAAGAACGCCACAACTGGTGGTCTTACTAATGAAATGACTCTCTCTACTTACAGCACTTCAATTACAATTGCTGCAAGTGGTACAGATCACAAAGAATCATCCATTGGAATTCCATCTAACTTCATCCCTATGGGCGTTGCCATCACAGTAACAAGTGCTGCGGCTAACAACGTAAACTTGGTTGATATTGGCACAGATGCTGACACAGATGGTTTTGTTGATGGCATTGCTATTGCTATTAATTCAACAGGTTTCAAGGGCTTTTTCCCTTGTAACGGTGTGCTTGGTATGTCTGGTGGAACAACCACTGCTGCTACAGAGACTGCTGACGAAGTTGAAGTTGTGATTTCTGGCACAGCAGGTGCTGGCGGTGTTATTGCTCTGAAGTTCTTTGGTATTGCTTCTGATTCACCAACTGCTTAATAGGAGGCTAATATGGCTGCTTCTATTACAGCAAAAACTGCTACAGCTACAGGTACATTGCTTGGTGGTCGAAACCGCTTAAAAGCTTTTGTGGTTCGTTCTGCTAGTAGTGGGTCTCCTGCGGCAGTTTTTAAAACTGGTGGCTCCGGTGGCACTACACTTTTAACCATGACATTTGTAGCAGGTGACGATACTCAGATTACTATTCCTGATCACGGAATAATATTTGACGACGGATGTCATGTTACACTAACAAACATAGACTCAATTACTGCTTTCTTTGGGTAGTCCTATGACTCGTAAAAAAAGTAAGATGCCGCCTCGTAACAAGAAAAACTTTCGTTCAACGAAAGCAGGGGCAGGCATGACCAAGGCTGGCGTGGCGGCTTACCGTCGCGCCAATCCTGGTTCTAAATTAAAGACAGCCGTTACAGGTAAAGTTAAAAAGGGCAGCAAGGACGCTAAGAGACGTAAGTCTTTCTGTGCTAGAAGCGCAGGTCAAATGAAAAAGTTTCCTAAAGCTGCTAAAAATCCTAATAGCCGTTTACGTCAGGCTAGACGGAGATGGAAATGCTGAACATAAGCACATTATTTAGTGGTGCAAGCCTTGCCTTTATTGGTTGGATAGCATTTTCTGTTGTTGAATTAAAAACAGAAACAGCGGTTATCTCTGTTAAAGTAGATCAAAATCATAAATTATTAGCAGAACTCTGGGATTATTATCTACAGGAGAGGGTTAACGATGGCGATATCGCGTGGGTCAATCCCCAGCTTAATCTCAAAGCCACCTCAAAAACGCAAGTGGAGTAAGAAAAGAAAAGCAAAAATAAACTGCAAGCGTCCGCGTGGGTTTAGTCAAAAAGCACATTGTGCTGCTAAAAAGAAGAGAAAAAAATGAACAACGCTAAAAAGAAAAAAGTTAAAAAAGTTATTAAAGGTTTAAAAAAGGCATCTAAATTACATGCTAAACAAGCAAAAAGCTTAAAAAGTGTTCTAGGTAGAAAGAATAAAAAATGAGTAAGAAAGATGCATGCTATCACAAGGTTAAAGCCCGTTACCGGGTATTCCCGTCAGCATATGCAAGCGGTGCCATCGCCAAGTGCAGAAAAGTCGGTGCTGCCAATTATGGCAAGTCAACAAAGAAAGCCGATGGTGGCATACACGACCAAAAGCCCAAGCGCGCCTTTAGAGGAAAAGCCGTCAGAGGGACAGCAGTGGCGCGTGGATGTGGTGCTGTAATGAATCGAAGACGTAAAAGAACAAAGGGGGCGGTAACGCAGTCGTAGATGGATCCTGTTACATTAATCGCCACCGCCACAGCTTCATATCAGGCGATTAAAAAAGGATTCGCCCTCGGCAAAGAAGTGACATCAATGTCAAAAGACATTGGTAAACTTATGGGTGCTATAGGCCAAATTAAAGAGGGGCATGAGAAGGCAAAGGGTAGGCGGTTTGGTAGTGTAGAAGAGGAAGCTTTACACACCTACGCTGCAAAAAAGAAGGCAGAAAAGATGGAAGCAGAGCTTCGTAACTTCTTGGTTGCCAACTACGGGTTTAATGCTTGGAGAGACGTGTTAAAAGTACAGGGTGATTTACGAAAAGAACGGCAGGCAAAGAAAAGAAAACGGGAGCGGTTGATAGAAGCAGTTATGGAATGGACGTTAGTGTCAGTTATAATTGCTATATTAATAGGATTAGGAATATTTATAATTGTAAGTATTAGAGGTTGATGGGAAGAATATGGCTGTTAGAAAAACAAAAGCTGGTCTTGCTCTCAAACGGTGGTTCAAAGAAGATTGGAAGGATCAGCGCACGGGGAAAGCGTGTGGCAGACGCAAAGGTGAAAAACGGGGTACTCCATATTGTCGCCCCTCTAAGAGGGTTTCTAGCAAAACACCCAAAACATCAAGCGAAATGACAGCCGCTGAAAAACGTAGTAGGATAGCTCAGAAGAAAAGAATAGGTCAGCCAGCAGGCAAGCCTCGACGTGTAAAATCTTTGAAAAGGAAAAAGAAAAAATGACGTTAAAAGATATACCTCCTGATAACAAAGGACTGCCAAATCTGCCTAAATCTGTTAGAAACAATATGGGCTTTAAGAAAAAGGGCGGCACTATAAAAGCACGAGACGGTAAATTTATGACTCGCAAAGAGATGGCTGGGGCAAGCCAGATGCCCAAACTTAATCGTTCATAAGGAGATTAAAATGGCGATGAAAAAGAAGAAAAAAGGTAGAGCACTTGGCGGTGCAAACATGAAGAAAAAAGGTATGAAGCGCGGCGGCGTGACCAGAAAGAAGGTTGGTGGTGCAGTCAAACGTGCTAACGGCGGTACTATGAAGAAAAAAGGTATGGCTCGTGGCGGTGTTAAACGTGCTAACGGCGGTACTATGAAGAAAAAAGGTTATGCCCGTGGCGGAGCTAAAAAAATGCGCCGTGGTGGCACTAGCAGAAGCAGATAAAGGTGTGTAAAACGTGGCATTTCTTCAAAGTAACATTCCACACTTTAAGTGTTGGGTGCGAAGAGAGTATACCTGCAATCATGATGACCACCACGGGGACTTTCTTCATGCGATGGCGATAGCCGTCACAGCGATGCCAAATCGCTGCTTAAGTTTTCAAACTATTTTCACTGGATGTGAGGTGGATGACACCAGTGAAGACAACATTCACGGGGGTGCAATGTGGGCAAGAATGCCTATAACAGCTTTGGTTGGAGACACCCCATTGGATGAGTGGCCTGAACCCATGCCTGTGCATTATGCGCAGCCTTGGGATTGTATGTCACACACACATGCAGTGTATGTTTTAGACAGAGCACAGCCATGCCCTTGGTTAGCGAAAGTAGATGGTGAAATGTATCCAGCTAAATATTACTTTACGGTAGACTACACGGATAGTGAGGTAGCTGACGATCCTGCACAGCACAAACAAAGTCATGTGCTTGAACTATTAGATGCGGGTAAATGGACAGGAAACATCATAGCTTTACCAAATAACAGAGTAAGAGTAACGCATCCTGCGTGGTTTGAAACAGGGCAAGGTGCTCCAGATTTTAGACCGTCACAGCATGTTCACTACTCTAAGTCAGATTTAGACTACACGTTAGATGTAAATCAGATTTTTGATAACCTATATGCAGAGGACTAATTATGGCAACTTCAGGTTCAACAGACTTCGACCTCGACGTAGCTGAGATAATTGAAGAAGCATATGAACGGTGCGGACTTGAGGTTCGCACTGGATATGATGCTAAAACGGCACGTCGTTCCATGAACTTGATGTTTGCTGATTGGGCTAATCGTGGTCTTAATTTATGGACAGTAAAGCAGGCAACGCAGGCTCTAACACAGGGAACCGCAACATATACCTTAGACTCAAATTACACGGATCTGCTTGAAGTTTCGTTACGTCGTAGTGGTGTGGATCAAGAGTTGACCCGGATGTCTCGTGGGGAATACTTAGGCATACCTAATAAAACAACTCAAGGCAGGCCAAGTCAGTATTACTATAATAGACAAAGCACACCGCAGATTACTTTGTGGGCTACGCCGGAAAACTCTACAGATACGCTTGTGTACTATTATGTAAAGCGCATAGAAGACGTTGACACATTAGCTAACACAACTGATGCACCATTTCGGTTCTTGCCTTGTATGGTTGCGGGACTAGCGTATTATTTGTCAATTAAAAGAGCACCAGAGCGGGTACAACTTTTGAAGTCTGTATACGAAGAAGAGTTTCAACGTGCAGCGGATGAGGACGAAGATAGAGTACCGTTGAAGCTACAGCCTAGTATTTCTTATCTTCGAGTAAATTGATGGCTAGATATGCATCTGGAAAACATGCTTACGGAATATCAGATCGCTCTGGCTTCCGTTATCGTTTGTCTGAAATGATAACCGAATGGAATGGTCTTAAAGTTGGTCCAGATGAGTACGAACCAAAACATCCACAGCTAGAACCTATTTCTCCTGGTTCAGATCCACAGGCACTTTTTGAACCCAGACCAGACACAAGCACAGAAGTAGCTGGTCAAAGACTTTTAATAAAAAATGCATTTCAGTCTGGTTCTTCAGGTTCCGCTGTAGTTACAGTATTTGAACCTTCTCATGGTCGCAGCACATCAGATGCTGTTGTTTTTCGTAAAGTGGAGGCATTTGATGGGTTTTCAGAGGCTAGTCTTGAAAAGGCTACCGGGTATACGATCACGGTTATTGACGATGACTCCTATACAATCACCATTACGGGAGGAGAAACAGCAACAGTTGGTGGTACACGAGGCGGCGGTGACAATGCGACCGTTGGGCCGGGGACTGCTACAGCAACAACAGCATCGACCTTTGATGCGACAAATGTTACACTCGATTCGGCAACTAAGACTTTTGACGAGGGTTAAATGGCTAAACAAACAGTAGGAATTGGGTCAAGCGCAAATGACGGAACTGGCGATACCCTTCGTGCAGGTGCTGACAAAATTAATGATAATTTTGATGAAATTTATACAGCACTAGGAAATAGTTCTAATGTGTTGACTGACATTATAGACGCAAATGGACTTCTTGATGTAAGTTCTGGCGCAAACAAAATTGTTTTTTACTACGCTGCTTTGACTGATTTACCTAGTGCATCAACCTATCATGGTGCGGTTGCTCATGTTCATGCAACAGGTGGTTTGTATTTTGCTCATGGTGGTAATTGGATACGACTTAATGATGAAACAACAGGTCCTGTGACTAAATATACAGTTAGTGCCGCCACTGGTTCAGCATACCAGTTTACAGGTCCAGGTGCTACGGCTGGTAATAACCCCAACTTTACTTTTTACAAAGGTCATACTTATTTGATAGATAACTCTGCTCATGTAAGTGGACACCCTTTACAGATAAGAGCTAGTTCTGGTGGTTCTGCTTTTACAACAGGTGTTACAGAAAACTTCAACAGCACAACAGGCTTGACTCAGTTCATCGTGCCACACGAACCAAGTGATACTACATTAGTGTATCAATGCACTAATCATAGCAGCATGGTTGGAAACATAACTATAGTATAGCGAGTAAGTAATATGTCATTCACATACACAGAGCTAAAACAAGCTATACAAGACTTTTCAGAAAACACTGAAACATCATTCGTTACGAACGTGCCTGTGTTCATTCGTGGCGCAGAAGACCGTATTTTTACGCTTGTTGACCTTGAGTTGTTTCGTAAAAATGCGACATCATCTTTGTCTAGCAGTGATCCATTTTTATCTGTGCCTACAGATTATCTTGCTCCGTTTTCTTTACAGATAACATCAGCTTCAAACAAAGTATTTTTAGATTTTAAGGATGTTAATTTTGTTCAACAGTACACGATAGACACAGGTGCTAACGCTAGACCAAAATATTATGGAATATTTGATGTGGACAATTTTATTGTAGGTCCAACACCAGACACTAACTACACGGTTGAATTACACTATTACTATCGTCCAGAATCTATTTGTGACAAAACACTTGAAATTAGTCTTTCCGGTGTAACTGGCACATTTACGGCGGGAGAATACATACAAGGTTCCACTAGCGGAACTACGGCTCAAGTTGCAAGCGTAGCGACAAATAGTGTGAATATTATCCCAAGAACTATTTCTGGGTCAGGTTTCTTGTCGGTTAATAGGGGGACAGGAACTTCTTATGGGACTACCGAAACTATAACTGGTTTAAGTAGTAGCGCAACTGCTACAACCTCCCAAATAACAAATGACAAATCATGGTTGAGCGACAATGCCCCTAACGCTCTTCTTTACGGCTCACTTGTGGAAGCGTATACTTACATGAAAGGTGAGCAGGATATGATGCAACTGTACGAACAAAGGTTCGCGCAGGAGATCCAGCGTTTGAAAGATTTAGCGGAAGCTAGAGAAAACTCAGATGCGTATCGCAGGGGCTTGCCCGATAGGCCAAGGACTTAGGAGTAACAAATGGCAACAAGTAACGCGGCAACCACATACCTTGAGAATAAAATACTTAGTTTTATTTTCAAGAATAATGCTGGTTCATTCTCATCTCCAGGCGACAGTATATATGTTGGCTTGGCAACGGCAGTTTCTGACGCAGAGGCTGGTTCATTAACAGAAGCAACCTTTGGTTCTTATGCAAGGCAACAGGTCACGGCGTCAAACTGGACACTTACGTCTGCTTCAGGAGACACTCAAACAATTAAGAATGCGGCTAATATTGAGTTCCCAGCATCAACGGGCACCAATAATACTATTACTCATGCTTTTATTGTTGATGCAGCTAGTTCTGGAAACATCTTGTTTGTAGGTGCTTTAGATGCGTCAAAAACAATTGCAACTGGTGATGTATTCCGTATTAACACTAACAACCTAACTATTGAGTTGAAGTAATGGCACTGGTCATAAAAGACCGAATAAAAGAAACTACCACCACCACAGGCACAGGTACTTATACGCTTGCGGGTGCGTTTACTGGTTTTGAAGCGTTTAGTCAAATAGGCGATGGAAACACTACTTTCTACGCTTGCACAGATGGAACTGACTTTGAGATAGGCATTGGAACTTATACTGCATCTGGTACAACCTTGGCCCGTACCACAATCTTGCAGTCTAGTAATTCTGATAGCGCAGTAAGTTGGTCTTCAGGCACTCGCACCATCTTCTGCACGTTGCCAGCAGAGAAGATGTCTTTTTTAGATGCTAGTGGTAATCTGGTAGCAGCAAATGCAAGCGCATTGACCGCCTTAAACGGCAGTAATATAGCATCTGGAACAGTGCCTGTTGCAAGAATAGACACGGGTACATCAGCAAATAAAATTGTTATACTTGACGGTTCTGCTAGGCTACCCGCAGTGGATGGATCACAGTTAACTAATTTGCCGTCTACAGGAGCAACGGCTGGTTTCGCAGTGGCTATGGCGATTGCCCTCTAAGGAGTAAATTATGGCGCAGGATTTTGAAAGAAACATAGCACGAAACGTAGGCACGGGTGCAGTGACCATGCGTACCGCAAACTCTGATGATGCTCTTATAGGCATTAATATTGCTAACGTAACGACCACTCAAATCCTGATGGATGTATTTATTAACGATGGGTCTAATGATTATTACATCATTAAAGATGCGCCTATACCTGTTGGATCAGCATTACAGGTATTAGACGGTGGAGCAAAAATAGTTATGCAAAATAACGATGTATTAAAGGTACAGAGTGATACGGCAAGCAGCGCAGACGTTTGGGTTTCTGTTGTAGACACTATTAGCTCATAAGGATGGATAATGCCGTATATAGGTCAAAAAGTTCCAGGGTCTTATCAGGCCGTCAAAGCTGTACAAAGGTTTAACGGAGACGGTAGCGACACTACGTTTACATTGAACACTACGGTATCTTCTGTGCAAGATGTGTTAGTGTCTGTTGATGGCGTAGTGCAAGACACAGCCGCTTATACAATACCGGACGGAACCACTCTCACATTTACCGCCGCTCCGTCTTCTGGCACAGGCAATATCTTTGTAAACTACCTTGCTCCGCAAGCAGGCACAATTGTTCCTCCCGCAGAAAATAAGGGAAACTTTAAGGCGGGTGGTATGTTTCGTACCAACGCACAATCTCTTACATCTAACACAACTATTCTGGCAACAGAGAATGCTAACGTAACAGGGCCATTTACAGTAGCCAGCGGTGTAACACTCACCGTTGAATCTGGTGGTACATTGGTGACGCTATGAGTACGTTGAAAGCAGATACAATTCAGAACACCAGTGGCGGTGCGGCTACGCTGACTAAGCAAGTTGCAGCAAAACACGCTGGTATATATGATGCTGCAGGTACAGCATACAGTATAATTAATCAATCTAGTGTTAGTGATGATGCAACTGGAAAGTTTGTTTATAATTATACAAATAATTTTAGTAGTAACGATGAGAGAGTTTTTACTTTTGGTCACCATAACTCAGCCGATAACGGGTCTTCTCAAAGTTCAGGTTCATCAAGAGGGCCAAGTAATGGTATGATTGATGGAGAGCATGTGATTGCAACTAATGCAACTCATGCAGACCATAGGTACGGTGCTAATTCTGCTAGTAACGGTGCAAACACAGACGTTTCTCACAATAACACTTCTTGTTATGGAGACCTAGCATGAGTACAGTCAAGGTAAACACGCTTACTGGTACAAGCACTGCTGGTTCTATTGTTGTAACAGGTGAAGGTAATAGCACGACAACTAACTTGCAGCAGGGGTTGTGTAAGGCTTGGTTTAATTTTAACGGCACTGGCACTGTAGCCCTTTCTGACAGTTTTAATATGAGTTCTGTTACGGACAACACTACAGGAACTTATACGCCAGCCGTAACTTCGGCGATGGGTAATACAGACTATGCTGTAGTCGTAGGCGGTCAATTAAGACAAACAGGCAGTGCAGTCAATCTTGTTTTTCAAATTCGGGCTACAACCGCTGGTACTCCTAATGTAAAAACCACAACGGAAGTTAAGATGGAAGGTAAAAGACCTGACGCTACAACTCCATTAGATATTGGTTCGGGTCATGGTTCGTTTATGGGAGATTTAGCATAATGGCTGGCAAGATTGTAGCAGACCAACTAGAACACAGCACCGCTGGGTCGGTTGATACGCAGTTTGTTGTCAATGGTAGTGCGAAGGCTTGGGCTAAAGTAGTTCAAGACAGCACACATACTTTAAGCGATAGTTTAAACATTGCCAGCATTGTTGATGGGGGTGCGGGTGAAACAGATTTGCTTTTTACATCAAGCATGAGCAATGCCTTATATGCTGCCACTCAAGCTGCATTCATATCAAATAATAGAAGGATAACTGCAGAAGGTCCGACCACTTCTCAAGTATCTATGCAAACCTATCAAGTTTCTACAAATAGCACCGCAACTGATGCTACCAATGGTGCGGCTTTAGTTATAACGGGAGATTTAGCATAATGGACACACCTAAATTTCAAGGCACACACTTATGGGATAGACTGTGCTGGGCAAAAGAAAACCTAGAAGCCTATCAGTCAGAGTACCGTGTAGTCTATGAAGACAGCATTGATGAGTGTGCTAAGATACTTGTGCCAGACCCTAATTGGATGGCCTGTGCATTGCAGGGCGGTATCCTACCACCAGTGTGGGTGTACTGGGAGCTTGCCAAAGACGAAGCGCAGCCAGACTTTAAGAAACATACTCGTGGCTATCTGTTACATAACACAGAACCTGTCGAGGCGATGACAGAAGAACAAGCCTTGGAATATCTCATAATGAAAGACTGCCCACAACATGTGTGGCGTGAGTGGGATAGCGGTAATAAGCCAAAACTGGTAGTATGCAAAAAAGAACAGCTTCCGGCAACAAGAGAGTGGCGTAATGCTTGGAAGATTAGTGAAGACCTAGCCACTGATAAAACTGTAGCCGCATAAGGAGAAACCCAATGGCAACAACATACATCGTAGATAAGGACGGGAATCAGATAGATGCTTCTACAGCTACCGTTCCTTCTGACCGTCACTTCCGTGGTGCATGGTCATTGAGTGGTAAAGTCATATCAGAAGATATGGACGCAGCCAAAGTCATCTTTAAAGATAAGATCCGTGAAGTTCGCGGACCTCTGCTTGAAGCAGAAGACGTAGTATACATGAAGGCACTTGAAGCTGATGATGCAGATGCAAAGACTGCTTCTGTAAATAAGAAGAAAGCTCTTCGTGATGCGCCTGCTGCAAAAGCAATTACTGACGCAGACACAATCGCAAAGTTAAAAGCAGCTTGGGATACAAGCGTACTTGGTGACAGCCCTTACGCATAATGTGTGGGGCTTCCCCTATTTGGAGTAGGTAAATGCCATTAACTAAAGTTAGAGCAGGAGGGTATGCCGCTGGCGGGATTATTCAAATTCAGAAAACCCAGTACACGGACATAACAACCGTCTCTATTGCAAGAATAACAGATGTAGCACTAGACCACTTAGCGGTGAACATCACACCTATATCAACCAGTAGCATTATAAGAATCGATGCAATGGTAAACGGTGAATGGTCTACACAGTCTGCTAGTTATAATTCAGTTTGGTTTTTTTATAGAGGTTCAACAAAGCTAAGTGGCCCTGCGGCAGGAAGCAGAGATGTAGGGATTCTTATGGGTACAAGTATAACTATTGAAGCTGCCAATGCAGGGTCTACGCCAGAACAGGCACATTATAGTTTTTTTGACACACCTTCAACAACTTCGCAAGTAACGTATAAAGTAGGAGTTCGTCAGGGAAGTGGCGGTACTTTAACTTGGTATCAGAATAGAACTTTATATGATAGTGATGGTTCGCAGTATGAACGAGGCACATCTTTTATTTCTGCAACAGAGATAGCGGGGTAATCACATGCCATACATCGGCAAATCCCCAGCAGTAGGTTTTCGCAATCGCTTTGTATATCAAGCAACTGCGGGGCAAGCCTCTTTTAGTGGCAGCGATGCTGACAGTAAAGTCTTGACGTATCAAGATAGCTTGTACATGGATGTGTACCAGAATGGTGTTTTGCTAAAACCAGGGACTGACTATGCCGCTACAACGGGCACAACAGTTGTGTTGGTAACAGCGGCAAGTCTCAATGACGTAGTTGAGATGGTTATTTATGACACCTTTTCTGTGGCTAATTCATACACCAAGACTGAATCGGACACACGCTACCCGTTCAAAGGCAACAACAGCATCATCCGTCTGAACGGTCAAACTATCAGCGCAGACATTACGATTGATAGCGATGAGAATGGCGTGAGTGCAGGGCCAATCACACAGTCTGCTACCGTGACTGTTAACGGGTATTGGAGCATAGTATGACCAGTGTACTGAATGTAGATACTATTGCGGCAAAGGATGGCACGTCACCTGTTGCGTTGACTAAGCAACAAGCGGCAAAGGCTTACGCTCACTATGACCAAGTTACAACCTCACTTACTGTACGCAACACATTTAATTGCAGTAGCATTACAGATGATGGAACAGGACAAGCGACAACAAATTACACTTCAAATTTATCTGATGGTTTTTACATAGCGGCAGGTCATTCAGCAAGAGATACTGCAACTAGTGTTACAGCATACTGGCTTTTCCCAACAAGCGACACAACAATAGCTTATTCAACTTCTGCTACGAGTTGGAAAGGTGGTTATAATGGTGGTAGTTCTTCTGCTCTTACTGCAAACAATATGATTATAAACCTTATGACTTTGCACGGAGACCTCGCATAATGGCAAGCATACTTAAAGTAGATGACCTAAGAGGTAACACAGCGGCTGGCAATATTACGATTACCAGCGAGGGTG